CTGCGATGGACTTGCAGGAGGAGAGCTCGACTGGCGGGCGGCGGCCAATATGAGCGGCATCACAAATCCGCTTGAGATGAACTTGAAGGGCAAGGTGGTCAAATTTGTTTGAGGTGATCATCCACAACAAGCAGGAGGATAAATACTATGCACCTGCCGTGCTCGATGACGCTAAAATCGAATGGGTGATCAGCGGCGCGCCGGGAAAGTTCACCTTCGCTATTCACAAAGACGAAAAAATCAACTTCTCAGAGGGCGACGTCGTTCAGGTCAAAGCGGGCGACACGCCTATTTTTTACGGCTTTATCTTCGTGAAAAGCCGCGATAAAGACAGCAGTATACGCGTTACTGCGTATGACCAGCTGCGCTACCTCAAGAATAAGGAATCGTGGCTCTATAAAGGTCTCACCGCAACGCAGGTCATTCAGCGCCTAGCCGAGTACTTCCAGCTCAAAATAGGCGAGCTTGAAGATACGAAATTCATCATCGCCAAGAAGGTGGAGGACAACGCGACGCTCTTTGATATCATCCAGTATGCGCTTGATGTGACGCTGGTCAATACCAAAGAGATGTATGTCCTCTATGACGATTTCGGCAAGCTCACACTCGGGAAGCCCGACAAGATGGTCGTGCCAATCCTCATTGACAACGAGACGGCGGAAAACTTCGCGTATGAGAGCAGTATCGACCGGGATACCTACAATCTCATCAAGCTGGTTGTGGAGGATAAGGACGCGCAGGGCGAGGGAAAGCGCAAGGAATACTACGCGCCGATGTCGCCCGACGATTTTGCGAAGTCCAAGGAAAAGGATCAGTGGGGCGTCCTGCAATACTTTGAGAAGCTGCAAAAGGACGTACAGAACCCGCAGGAGCGGGCAAATCAGATGCTCGCATTCTACAACGTTGTTCGCCGCAAATTGTCTATCCGGCAGGCGGCGGGGGATGTGCGCGTGCGTGCTGGCTCGATGATATACATCAAACTGCGGCTTGGCGACGTCGAGCTCGCTCAGAAGATGCTCGTCACGAAGGTTACGCACACCTTCGCCAATCAAACGCACGTCATGGATTTGACCTTGAAAGGGGGCGTCATCAATGATCAATGATGACTTGCCGAACGTGCTGCGCAAGATGATTGCGCAGACGGTCGACGGCATGAGTTTATCGAATTTCGTCCTCGGCGTCGTTGTGGCCGAATCACCACTCCAAATTGAGGTCGGCGGCAATACGCTCGACAGCGATTTTCTGATTCTCTCCGACAGCGTCCGCGACTACGCCGTCGATATCGAGGTCAATCATGTGACGGAAAATCGTGCGGGCGGCAGCGGTGATCCCGCGTTTGCAAGCCACAATCACGACTACCGCGGGAGGAAGAAAATCATCGTCTATAACGGGCTGAAAACCGGTGAGAAGGTCGTGATGTTTCAACAGGCGGGCGGGCAGCTGTTCTACGTTGCGAACCGCGTATTCGAGCATGCAGACGTACACGGGCAATGGGGGTGATACTATGGGGCTGTTGCCCGATGAGGCGAATAACATATCGATTGAGAGCATGACGGGGCGGCCGATGCCATCCGCGACCTACCGCATGCGTATCGAGGATGAGCATGTCGAAGGGCAGATTACCGACGACGTCGAGGCCGTCAAGCAGGCTGTCTATAAGGTGCTAAACACGGAGCGGTACAAGCACATCATCTACTCATGGAATTACGGTGTGGAACTGGCCGACCTGTTCGGAAAGCCCCTGCCGTATGTTCTGCCGGAGATACCTCGGCGTATTGAGGAGGCTCTGCTCGTTGACGACCGCATCGATAAGGTCGATAGCTTCGATCTCGACTACGATAGGCGCGGGACGGTGACCTGCCGATTCGTCGTGCATTCGATTTTCGGAGCGTTTGACGTGGAAAAGGAGGTGACAATCGCCAATGTATGAGAAGGAAACACATGAGGCAGTGCGACGGCGTATGCTCAATGCCGTCAGTACCGCGCTCGATAAACGCGAGGGCAGTATCATCTATGATGCGACGGCATCGGCAGCTATAGAGATTGAACTGCTCTATGCCGCGCTTGACTGGTTTTTGAAGAACACCTTCGGGGACACGGCGGAGCGGCCTTTCCTTATTGAACGCGCCCTTGAGCGAGGGTTGAAGCCTTATGCGGCGACAAATGCCGTTGTTAAGGCAACGTTTGAACCTGCCGCCGTAGAGATATCAATCGGCAGCAGATTCTCGTGTGGCGAGCTGACCTATGCCGTCTCGGAAAAGCTCGGCGCGGGAACATATCTGCTCACCTGTGAACAGGCAGGGCGGGCAGGGAACAAAAGCAGCGACAGGCTTGTCCCTATCGGATACGTCACAGGATTGCAGACAGCGCAAATCAGCGAGCTGACGATTCCCGGACGTGACGAGGAGGAGACGGAGGCGTTCCGTGCGCGGTACCTTAAAAGTTTTGACGCGCAGGCTTACGGCGGCAATATCGCCGACTACAAGGAGAAAGTCAGAGCTATCGCAGGCGTCGGCGGCGTCAAGGTCTATCCCGTATGGAACGGCGGCGGAACGGTCAAGGTCGTGTTCTGCACGTCCGAGAATACCGCACCGACAGCGGAGTTTATCGCGAAAGTGCAGGAAATACTCGATCCTGTCCCATATGCGCAGCAGGGCGTTGGCATTGCGCCGATTGGGCACCGCGTGACGGTAGAAGGTGCAGTCGCAAAACCGGTGACCGTACGCTTCCGGCCGACTCTCAACGGAGGCGTTACGATTGACACGGTGAAGCCCCTTGTTGAAAAGGCGTTGAACGCCTATTTCGCAGAGCTAAACATGGGATGGAAGGACACGCAGGTCATAACTGTCGGCGCTTTTACCAATACGGGGCTGATTATTCGGCGGGCAAAAATCGAGAGCGTTTTGCTTGACATCGCGGGCGTCATGGACGTAGAGAGCCTCACGCTGAATGGCGCCGCTGAAAACGCCCATCTGGGCAAAGATGAGCTCGCCGCGTTAGGGGGCGTAATCTATGAGTGATACGCTGCGTGATACCCTCTCGTTGCGCGCATCCAATGTGCGGCGATACTTCCCCGACGTGCTCGCGAATGCGCGAGAGTTTATCGCCTATGCTGACGCGTTGGAGCCTGAGCTAAATTTGCTCATTAAGAAGATTCTGGGGGCATCGCTCAACACCTTTGTTTATGACCTAGACGAACAGGGCGCGGCACGGTGGGAGGATATGCTCTCCTTGCCGCGGATTCCGGGGGCGGGAATTGTGCAGCGTCGGGAGAGAATCCTCGCGCGGATCAATTTGTCGCTTCCCTACACAATACGAACCTTACAGCCGATGCTTGACAGTGCATATGGCGCGGGCGTTGTGAATGCACGGGAAGAAATCAGTGCTTACGAGCTTTGGCTTGACGTAGCGCGCAGCGTACCGCATAAATCGACAGAGGTACGTCGCTTCGTGCGGGCGATTGTCCCCGCGAATCTTGATATCAAGGTATCCTCGACAGAGGAGAAGGAACTGTCGCTCTACGTGGGCGGTACCGTGGTAACGAGTATGCGCCTTGAAATATACGCCGCGAATGCACGGAGTTATGATGTTGCTCCGTGCGGGCTCTATGTGGGCGGTGTCGTGGTACAGCGCAAAGAAACAGTGATAAGGAGTGACTGATATGGCACATTTTCCGGCAATTCAGTTGACAAAAACGGGAAAGCAGATGATCGGCGAAAGCCAAGGCAACGCAAGGCTGATTTTTGTCCGCGCAGAACTCGGCGACGGACAGCTGAACGAAGGAGAGGACACGGAATCGTTCACGGGACTAAAACATTCCGTCATGTCCGCACCGCTGCAGAACTTCCTCGATAAGGGGAACGGCGAAGTGCGGCTGCGTTTTGCTGTGAGCAATCGAGACGTAACGAATGGCTTCATGAATCGGGAGATTGGCATCTTTGCGAAACTCGACGACGGTGAGGCAAAGCTCTACGCATATACGAATGCGGGCAACTTCGCCGACTACATCCCGAGCAAGGAAGTACCGATTGACAGCGAGATCATTGACGTACACATCATCGTTGCAGGCGCGAAGAACGTGACAGCGGTCATCAGTGACGAAGCCTACGTTACGCGCAAGACGTTCGAGGAGCACAACACCGACCCCGACGCACATCCAAATCTCGGATTGTATCTGCGCCGCAATTCTACTACCTACGCCGTCGGCGACATCGCCTATTGCCGAGCGCTCCCATCGTGGGCGCGGCTGGAGTGCGTCAGGGCGGGAACGACAGCGGCAGCGGACGATGAAATAAAGAACGTAGCTTCTAAAACAGGGGGGGTAATGGTTCATGACGGTACAGTAACATGGATCATTGACGACATCCGAGACTGCACGCCGATCGGCAGCGTGCGCGGGAGCCTCTATCTCCCTGCGGGTTACATCAAAGCGAACGGTGCAACCGTGCAGCGTGCCGATTATCCGCGGCTTGTGGCGTGGGTAGAGGCACATAACCTATGGACGGATGACACAGCCGCCAATGCGGGGCTATTCGGACGCGGCGACGGTAGCACGACGATGACGGTGCCGAACTGGATTGACAGGATGGCGCAGTACGCGGCGGATGGGATCGGGAGTGCGGTCGAGGCGGGATTACCCAATATTACGGGCAAATACGATTTAGGCTTTGTGATAGGGCAGTCCGGTGCAGGTACTCCGACAACGGCGCACGGGGCGCTTACTATAACGGATAGCAGCGCTGCAAAACTATATGGCGGTGAGACTACGGCTTATCGCAGCATGGTTGGATTCGACGCATCGAAATCCGATCCCATCTACGGCAAATCTGCAACCGTCCAGCCCGCCGCAATCAAGTTAATGCCAATCATTAGATACTAAGCCATACGTTCCTTGCGTGTGGCTGTAACACGAAAGGAGCAAACATGAAAGCAGGACAACTTATAAAAGATGGCACCGTGACGTGGCTCGTCGATGACGTGCGAGACGGCGCAAGGGTAGGGGATATCATCCTGCGCCCGACGTTGCGGGACGGCTATATAAAAGCCAACGGAGCAACCGTCAAGGCAAGCGAATATCCGCGCCTTGTGGCGTATGTCGTTGCAGAGCACATGACCGTCACGTCCGAAGAATACAAGACGAATTGCGGGAAATATGTATATGATGAGGCGGCGGATAAGCTGACACTCCCTAATGTGACGGGGCGCGTATTGCAGGGTGGAGAAAGCGTCAAGAGCGTCGAGGCAGGATTGCCGAATATCACGGGGACATTCGGAAACACAGAGGAGTCGTATTCTTCGTTTTCTGGGGCGTTTTCACCAAGCCATACACCTGGCGGTGCCGGAAGCGATGGAGACGGCGGCACTAATGTGGTGTTCAACGCCTCCAAATCAAACCCCATCTACGGTGCAAGCAACACCGTCCAACCGCCCGCAATTACTCTTATCGCGCAGATCAAATACTGAGAGGAGACAATCATATGGAAAAAATAGTCTACGCCTACGACGGCGCGGGCAAGTACATCGGAGAGCGGACACTCGACGATACCGACCGATCGCCGATCTCGGGCGTGTGGCAGATTCCCGGCAACATGACCGAGGTCCAGCCGCCGAAAGAGAAGGAAGGACATGACCGTTATTATGTCGGCGGGAAATGGGAGTATCGGGAGCTTCCGAAGCCCGAGGTGCCTCCCGAGCCGAAAGATGAGGAACCGCACGAAGCACCCTCTGCCCCTGTAGACGAGGGCATTGTTGCGCTCGCTGAGGCGATGGCCGCGCAGGAAGCACGAATCGCAGCTCTCGAAGCCGCGAAAGGGGGTGAAGGAAAATGAGCAAGACGAAGTACAAGTACATGATCCCTGTCTATGCGCTGCTAGTGCGCGCGGGGAAATGGGTCATCACGGATGAGGACAACGAGGACAAGAAGCCCGTTGTGCCCGAACTGTACCGTGAGGACGTCGCCGAATATCTCGCCACGCACGAAGGATGAAATGTAGGAACGCAGGATAGCCGCTCTGAGGCAGGGCGGCTATTTTGATGAATGAAAGGAGACAAAGGAGAGTGGAGATCATGATGAAGGTGCTGGAGAGGCTACAGGAGGCATGGCTGTTTAAGATCTGTGCGTCTTGCATCCTCACGCTTATATCGTACACGCATGTCCGGCTGTTCGCGGCATTTGCGGTGCTCGTCGTCGTCGATCTACTGACTAAGTGGCTCGCACTATCACGGCAGCATCTTATTGATAGCGGCGTGGAGAAGCCGCGATTTTGGACGTGTTTCTGCAATATCCGCGCAGCCCAACGCGCGGGCTATATCCGCAGCGAAGAAATGCGGCATCGGTTTGTGACGAAGATGCTGACCTACTTCGGCGTTGTTGCCGCAGCATGGATTGTTGATTGGATGTGTATACACGCGGGCGCGCCGACGGTTGCCGTTGTTGTTGTCATTGGATATTTGTCAGTGACAGAACTATTGTCAATCCTTGAGAACATGCAGAAGTCGGGCATCGAGGAAGCAGGGGAACTCTATGAGCTGATCCGCAAGAAGAGCGGCCTCGGCGCGAAGAAGGAGGGGTAAAAGATGGACGTAAAGGAACTCGCCTATGAGATAGCGAAAGGTCTTATTGAAACAGGCGTCGAAGGTGGATATGGGTCTGTGAGCTGCAGCACCGCAGGGGATTATCCGAGTATCGGATGCTCGCAGTGGGAGGGAGAACGCGCGAATGAACTTCTTGCGCGTATCCCAGGCGGCGACTACTACGCATACCGCGCCTACTCAGACATCCGGAACTCGGGAGATGATCTTCGGGGCTTGCGGCTGAAACTCGAATCTCCGGAGGGGCAGGCAGCACAGCTGCAGCAACTCTCCGAGGACTGCGAGACGTACGTCCATACGTTACGGCAGATCGCGACGTTGGATGATTCGCGGTGCCTTATTTACGCGGGCATATGGTGCCCGACGTCTCACTACGTCGTGCGTAATTTCTTGCAGCGCCGCGAGGAGCGCGGATACAATCTGCGCAGCCTGCGGCAGGGGTACGAGCTGTTTCGGGATCAATATGCCGCGGCGGCAGGGTGCGAGGAGTATGCACTCGGGTATGCCAACCGCGCGGAGCGGACGTATCAGTATGTGGCAAGCGTCGATCTCACAACTCCCTACGGCGTGCCCGTATATGGCGACGGGCCATATGGACGATAGGAGGGACCTCAGATGACACGCAAGCAGATCATCATATCTGTGCTGTGCGTCCTTGTACTTGCCGTTGTGGCTGTCCTCGCATACCGCTATCATGCAGGGACACAGGAGGCACTCAGGCAAGCGCAGGCCATGACCGAGGAGCAGGCACGGGACGCCGAGACACTCCGAGAGCGTCTGCGCATCTCGGAGGGACAAGCACAGCAGCTCGCCCGAGCCGTAGAGCGAGCACAGGCGGGAAAGGTGCAGCCCGTTACACATGTCACGGTCACCGCGCCGACGGTGGAGCGTGCAGCGGCACAGGTACAGGAGCGGATCAATAAGCATGATACGACGCTACCGGCTGAGGCGTTGGCCAAGAGTGATAGGACAGTCGTCGCTCCGCAACCCGACAACAAGGAGTATAAAGTCGGGGTGTATAAAATCAACCTCCGCAAAGATCACCGCATCAAGGCGGGCGTATCCGTGATTGACGGCAAGGCGCTCATGACTGTCGGCTACGAACAGGGACGGTTTGAGGCGCTGGCACATTTTGACGGGTCACGCTATAAGGGCGCGACTGTCACATACAATATCATAGAGTGGTAATTCATCGCCCCGGGGCTTCGGCTTCGGGGCATATTTTTGTTTATTT